GGAGGAGTAGGTGCGTTGTTTGGTGGTGCGCTTGGTGGTGTGACTACTAAGATTGGACAGAAGTTTGCAGGTAAGACACCACAACAAATAGATGATGCTATTGCTAGGGAAGAGATTACATTTAAGGACTTATCTTTTTTTCCAGAGCAAATTCAAACCAAGGAACCTACTATAACTGTTTACAGGGGCGGTGCGGTTAATCCAGATAGCCCATTAACATATACCACACCAAGTAAAGACCAAGCAAATGCTTACGCGGGAGGGAAAAAAGATGTTGCTTTTGATGCAAAAACTCAGGAACAAGCTAGTCAAATTTTAAGTTTTAAAGTAAACAAAAATAAAATTGCAAGTGAAGAAGAAGTAAGGGAAACGCTTGAAGAACTTGGATTTCCTCAAGCAAAAGAATCTAATAAAAATTATATCGGTGGGATGATACATGAGTATTTAGACCCAGAGTTTAAAGGTGAGGGGTATTACCTTGGAGATGGCGTTGACTCTCAACTGGTTAAAGCTCTTGAAGATAAAGGCTTTAAAGCTTATAGGGCTATAGGAAATGAAGCTAGTGGAGTTAAAAAATCAGCAGAAGAAATAGTTTTATTTAAAGGATCATTAACGACACCTGAAGACTCTACTGCCCTTAGGGGAATAGTAGAAAAGACTATGTTGCGCAGCATACAGGAAACTAAGGATGGAGCAAGGAGCAGGGCAGCAGCACAAGCTCTAACACAGCCCCAGGCAAACCTTGGAACTATGGGCAAGATACTAGCCTCGGTAGCACCCTCTAAGTTCGTGGGAACAAAGGCTCAACAAGCTACCATTGATTTCTCTAGAATCATTAAGACAGCGGAAGAAATTTCTAGCAGAGTAGGAAATAAGGTTGCAAGGGCAATCCAAAAAGACCCATCATTGGAAGCACCTATCAATAGGTTCTTAGATACTGGCGAGATGTCAGATGATGTAGCCAAGGTTCTTGGTGCTGACCTAACAAAGTATGATGAGGCTAGACAAGCTTTGCAGAAGGAAGCGATACAGCTAATTGATGACGGAGCCTATAAGTCATTAGACGACAAGGCTAGAGAAAAGCTAAAGCAAACTATTATTGATTCAATGGCTGGCGCAGATCGCTATGCTCGCAGAGAGTATAGGTCTTTTTTAGACCCTAACTACAGACCTACCGCCCAACAAAGATTAGCCGCTAAGAATGAATTGACTGAGGCTGCCATGAAAAGAGGGGAAGATTTTGATACAGCTTCAGCTAACGCGGAGAAGCAACTCCAGAGGCTAGAAGACAGTTTTGCATCTACCAAAAAAGAAGACCCAAGAAGGTTTTTAGGCAACGGAATAGATTCTGTATTTAAGAAAAGAAAAAAACCTGGTGAAGCAGAAAGAATTTGGTTAGGCGAAATCAAAGACCCTGTTGAGCGCATGAGGGGAACACTTACCGGTATTGCTAAATCGGTAGCAAGGGAAAGAACTAATGTTATTCTGGGTAAAGAACTGGTTGATGCTGGCATAGCCTCTACCTCAAAGGTTGATGACGACATGGTTGAGATTGTGTTGCGAGGAACAGGCCAAGAAGGTTCTGGTTTATACGCATATCCACAAGTTCAAACAGCACTCAATGAACTGTATGTTGGCAATGGCTCTGAGAAGATGGACAACATATTCCTCAATGGTTTACAGGATTTATACAGAGCGGGCGTTGGTTTATCTAAGGGGGTAAAGGTCTTGTTCAATACCGTAGCCTATCCCGTTCAGGTGTATAGTAATACTGCCAATCTGTTGGGCATGGGAATCAATCCTTTTTCCAAGGCAGGACGCGGCTTACGTCTAGCACTAGCTGATGTGCCTTTAGTCTCTCGCGCTTTAGAGGGACTAGACAATACGCCAAAGGCTCGCAAGGCATTACTAGATGAACTAGAAGAGATGGCGAAGTATGGTATTAAGAATGCCAACATCCTAGAATCAGACATAAGATCGACTCTAGACGCAGGGGCATTCTCCAAGTGGTTACAGAAAGGACTAGACCCTGTCGGTAAAGCATACCAGGTTCCTGATACATTGGGCAGGTATGTGGGCTGGAAAGCCAACCAGAACACGCTACGCAAGATGTTTCCCAATGCTAGCGAAGAAACTATTAAAAAACAAGCAGCCATGATGATCAACGACACTTATCAAAACTACGATAAGTTGAGTAATGTGGTTCGCACCCTTTCTCGTTGGGGTGTCATGCCGCAGTTTGCATCGTTCACGGCTGAGTTTGCCCGGAACCAATACAATCAGGGCAAGATGATTGCTCGTATGTTAGCAGGAAACTTTGGTCAAGAGTTTGGAGAACTGGGAGCAGCTAACGTAGCTCGCATGAGGGTTGAAGGGAGTAAGAGGCTTGCCTCTTTGCTCGGTGTTTACGGCGCTACCTACGCTGCTATCGAAGGAGTCAAGGCTGCGTCAGGGGTAGATAGTAATAAAGAAGATGCCCTGCGTGACGTTGTATACGCACCCTGGGATAAGAACAGAAACCAATTAGTAAAACTAGATAAGGGAGGACGCACCGGTTGGGTAGCAAACCCCAGTTATGTAGTTCCACACGCTCTCGGTTTGTCTGCCCTGCAAGCTGGCCTGAGTGGAAACAGCGAGCAATCGGTTATTGAATTAATGGCAGAGGAACTAGTCGGAGAGGGTTCTTTCATCTTCCAAGAAGCGTATCAAGCATTAGCCAATAGAGATGAACGAGGAGAACTAATATCCGAGCAAGTAAATGACTTAGACCAGGCAAGAGAAAGATTAACGTTCTTCTTAAAAGAGTCATTCAGACCAGGCTTTAGTAGAGAACTCAAGAAACTACAGAAGGCTCGCCTCGGTAAAGGTGACCTGACCCTCAAGGAAGTGGGAGCCAGACAACTAGGCGCACGTATCAATCCATTTGATGTGAGCAAAGCTGCGACTTTTACAGTTAGAAATACTAACACTCTGTCCAATAAGGCTAAGTCTAGGTATACGTCTTTGTTAAAATTTGGAGACCCATCCCAAGCAGAACTTAATCAAGTATACAATAGAGCAAATCAAATATACTCTGACGCTTTTGCCGCTTTGTCTAAGAACAACGAAAGTTTAAAGACATTAGGCTACAATCAAAACGAGCGTATAAAAATATTTAAAGATGGAGGAATCTCCTCCAAGAGAATACTAGAGATACTAACCAACTCCCCGTCTAACCTATCAAGAACTTCAAGTCCATCAACATCTGAGCTATACAGTGAAATGGGTAAAACCATGCAGGAAAAGCGCAAGAATATTATGAAGGAAATGAGGGATGACCCCAAAGTTGGTAAAAAGCTAATGAACTTATGGACTCGCGAGAAACGAGATATAAGCAGGGGCTTGAGTCAAATGGATATACTTATCCGCAATATGGCCGTAGATGACAGAGTAGACTTCTTGTCTAATAATCCTAATATGATAAGAGAATTTAGGAGCAAGGGTATGCTTTCTAATGAAGTTATTAATGCACTAAGGATTAAGGGAGTGATGTAGACCCAAAAAAGTCCCCCAAATACATGAGGGACTTTAAGTGTCAGCGTCGTGGTTGGAAGGCTGGCTGACGGCAACCCTATATAGGTGAAATGTAATAAACAAACCTTTCCGGAGCACTCACGACTTACTCTTTTTGCAGTTAAGACACCAACAAAATTATTCTCGCTCTTCTGCGTTAGATAAGAGGCGATGTTGAAGCATATCAATCTTCTTTTTTAAATTTTCTATATCCCGGTTTAGTCTTTCGTTCTGTGCAGTCAGAGCCTCGCATGATTTAGTCATAGCATCTAAGCCTTTTGCCAGAATTTCTTCAGAGTTAATATTGTATACGGATGGAGTTTTTATTTGTTGCATTTATTTATTATGTGAAATTGGTTGCCACTTGTCTGAGTCTCGCTCAATCCACTCAAACAGATACGAAAGATCATCATTAGATAAAGGTTCGTCAGACTCAAGGTAATATATACCCCTGACCTCTGGGTCGCGTGATGACGGTGCGTCGGCTTCAAACTCTACAATGACATTGGTTATGCTGCCAGCGTAGTTGTCCATTTCTAGTTTGTGTTCATACATCATAGTGGTATTGGTTAGATAAACATTGGTTCAAAGAAAGCGAGCTTGGGTGAGTATACTACACCGCATCCAAGGATTGGCTTGGCGGCGTAGACACGCCCGTAGTTCATAGCAGGGTGGTGATGATCTACCCCACAACCTACATTCATACCAAAGACAATATCATCCTGGTTGGCGTGGTAGTTGATGCCAGCTTGTGCGTGGAGGTGACCCATGACAAGAGACTTAAACTGGGCTTGTGCGTTCTTCAGTGCCGACATCTGTCCTCCCTTCTCCTTGTCTCCGTGCCTGTATATGACTCCATCAATTAATAGGTCTGTGAACCTAGGATGTATCGTCCATCCGTCAAGACCCCACAATGTTTTGAAGTTGAGTATTACCTCTGGTGGTAGGCCAACACTCTGTGCCTTACGCTCTGGTAGGGCTGAGTGATTACCTACAAGGTAGTCTACCTCCGGGAAAGCCCTGTGCAGTGCTCTAACCTGCTTGGCTGCTGATACAAACTCGTCTGCTGCGCTAGGCATGGTTGGGTCTTTCTCGTGGAAGCTGATAGCGTTCCAGTCCACTAGGTCACCAATGTGAACTACCCGTGTGCATCTATGCTTGTGGAAGATGGATAGTAAAAAGTCTATGTAGCCGCTGTGCATGGCAGGGCAATGGGTATCTGCTATGACTAGGACTCGCTCTGTCCCCTGTGCCGATGGTATGGTAGCCTTGTATCGCCTAATCTTAGAACGCACAGCCTCTGCACTTGTTCCATAGTCTTCAGCGATTTGATGGTAACTAAAACCTTCTAGATAGAGGTTATAGGCTTGCTTCTGTGTTAGGTTTTCCTGTGTCATATTTATTTAGGTGAGAGTTATAAAATGTTATGATTTAAGTTTGAACCCCT